CCTCTCTCTACGGTCGAGTACGTCTAGCAATAAGACGTTCTTTTTGGATGAGAGTAGTAATGTCACACATCCTCTCAACGGTTGAGAAATCGTTGAGGATATGTATGACTTTACGGACATACTGTTCCTGCTCAGTTGTAGCCTGAGGACCTAAATCATCGATAAGATGAGCAAGGTACTCGATATTAGGAAGAGCAATTTCTCCTAACATAGCAATGTTATCGGGAAGAACTCGCCTTAATGAGGTTACGATGTCCTGGTCGGACATCGCGCTAATGGGGAAGCCCTCATTAGTAGTGAATTGCAAGATGCTATTATACAACTTGCGATTCAGGGACCTTACACTGCTTTCATAGGATCTGACACGAATGTCGGCCCTATCAATGCACTCGAGCCATGGCTCGAGTCGTTCCCACTTTGAAAGTCCCCTTGGATTCCAACCCAGCCCATATGGCTCGGGGAGTTCTCCAAGAACCCGAAGGACATGACGTTGACGACGTTGAAACAATCTTAAGGACCTAGGTCCAAGATTTTTAGCAACGTCCCAAAACGAATTGTCGCCAGAACCCTTCCACTTGTACCCTCTAAGGACAAGGTCAGGGAGGATGATCCTGGATAGAAACTCGGAGGCCTTATCGGAAACCAAGGACTTCTCCTTGGAAACCTCGACCCCGAGTCCATTCATGATCCACTGATAATGGTTAAAGACATCTTCATTGAAGAGAACCAGATCGTCTCCCACCATAGCGTACTCGAGTGGAGTATTACACAGAACATGTAATCCCACAACGATAGCATGATGGAGGAGAAATGCTGATGCAAAGCTAGGACCCAGTCCAAGTGGTTGACCAACATTCCAATGGAACCAACGGTCTTGAGATTCTTGATTAAAGAATTCAAAGCCTTCGGGGAGATTCTTCTTGACTTTGTTCAAGTCAGGGAGCCACTCCGGGAATAGTTCCCAATCGCCTCCGGACACCGCAGAAAATGCATCGATCCAGTAATCAGGTACCCCGATCTTGGACAGAAGATACTTCTGTAGGCTTAAAGGTAAATTATCAGATGCGTTGGATAAGTCAATGGAGAAGGCCTTACGGCCTGACTTCATTTGACTTTGAACGTACCTGATACCTGCTTCTTGATCATAGACGTAATCATTGCTGATACTTCTAAGTAAAGAAAACAGGTAATCTTTAAGTGGTTCTAAAGCACATTGATGAACCCTATAAGGGTTAGCAACAATACGAGCTTTATAACCAGGCTCCTGGACAATTCCAATCCTACCTGATAGAGATCTATCAGTCGAATTGTCTTTGGTCCAAGTCATGTACTCCCAAGTGTCCTCGAAACCTTTTAAAGTTCCCGAGTACACTTTCCAGTGCCTCTTTGTAAAGAGAGGCCTCTGCGAGAGTACCTGGATACTATCGATAATAGTTTCCTCCTCAATCTTAGAGCCATGATACACACTAGGTGTAGGGGCCCTTCGAGTGGGG